ATGTTGGATGCATCAATGTTTGAAACTACACCGGAGAGGTTGTTTTGAAACAGATCTTCACTGATTTGAAAAATGGCGTATTGATTCATTATACTCATGTCAGTTCCGTTGGGAGACACTATACTGATGTCTCTCAAACGAATGTCGTTCATTCTTAAGTATGAATCAGGATTTGCACTTGCTAGTGTATTAGGAGATGATGTGGTGTCCTCAAACATAATTACCTCCTATTGATCAGCGTCTTAAATTCTTTGACTACTTGATCTAAGAAAGTTGGATTGAGCAATGATATCTTTCTTTTATCTTCGTTTTTGTTTTGTTCGTCTGTTGAGTCTGTTACTACATATGTGCTTGATCCACCTTCAACATATGAATATAAAAGAGTTTGACCATATGTGACTCCCCCAGATCCCATTGATATTTGTGTTGTTCCGTTATATTTGGAAAGAGGATCCAACCACACTTTAGTGGTTTCATAACCACCACCGACATCATCGTATCCACTAAATGTGGATCCAGAATTTTCAAAGTGATGCAAAGACTGAGAAGAATCGGACACCACTTTACGAACAGTTGCTTCGCCTACATTTTGACTTACGAGTGTTCCGCCATTTGCATTATATGATTTGATCGTGTCATCAACACTGAACTCCTCCCCTGCGACTAGACCTGTTATTGTGATTTTGTTTAGAACAGGATCAAAGTCCCTAACTAAACCACCCCATCCAGTCGTTCCCGTTCCATCTGTTTTCACAATAGTATCATTGATTGCAAAGGATCCCGTGACACCATATGTGCCCCCGGAGGATCCTAAAAATAAAGTGACGCCTGGATACTTCTTCTTGATGTATTTTTCAAATTTATTCTGGTTCAAAGGCCATTCAAAGAACGTGTCAAATTTATCATTGAACAACATCACCACCCAATGATACTCCGGAGATCCATATATTTTTTCTGATATGCTTTCCGGTGTATCTTCGTCTCTCACATAGTAGTTTAGAAAAAATTCAGATCCAGTTTTACCACCAGAGGAAAAGGCGACTCTTCTGAGAATATCTACTGCCATTACAGAACTTCCGGTAGCACCAGTAACACCATCCAATATGATTTTAGGAAAATTCTTAAAGTACATGATCAATACCCCTGTTCTACTAGATCCGCATCGAGAAGAGACATCTCCTCGAATGTTAATGATACTAACATGTTGGTGGGAGCGCCGTTCTTGAAAGTAGAAAAAGAACCTGCTGCCGAGTAGTCAACATTAATTTCTCTCAAGGCGCATCTTCCGATCCGGTTGATCCAGTCATTTTCAACTACCTCGCCTGATTCGTTCACGGTTTGGTATTCAATTTCAAACTCAGCAGGGAAGTTATAGAACGCACCCTGTGCATATGTTTTGTTTAGAGTCGGATATGCATGTCTCTTGAACCTCTTTATGATCTGATAAACCCTCTCTGATTCCTCCTCATTTTTTGGTGAGAAGTTAAAAGAGAATTCGAACTTACGAGATATCGGTTCTCTGAAAAGAAGTTGTTTGCGTGGGTTAGGAGCGATCCTAGCCCCTGCTAGGATAGCAGAATCGACGTTTGTGTTCAAACCTAAAAGTCCCGCAAGACTGTCAACCACCTGCGGTGCCTTGGTAATCAGTGATCTGGCAGCAAGTCCCTGCCAGTCATTGATAGCATTTTGCACAAAGGAAAGATCTTGTTGTTCATATTCCATCAGAGAAAGTTGTTGAATTTTTTGAGGCATATAAAGAGCAATTGTGTCTTTGGATTTTACTTTTGCCTCGCCAAATCTTGCTATTCTTCCGGTGTCTTCAAAGATCTGTTCGGACTGTTCGTAGAAATCATTAAGTATTCCTGCTTCTGCATCTGCAACTGACTGCAAAGCACCTGATTGGTTTTCGGTTAGACTAAATGCCTCTGATGCAGCCTGTCCTGCTTCAAAACCACCCCATGCACCTCCGAGAGTAGATAAGAACTGAACTATACCTCCGTATGTACCCAACCTTCCTGTTTTTGCAAGAGCCCGGGATCCAACAAATCCTCCTACTGCCCCTAAACCACCACCTGCTAAACCCCCAGAGAATATTTTAGATTCAGCCTCTCTAGCATCGGTTACTGTTTGTTGATCTAGTCCTTCTACTCCTGCTTCAATGTCAGAGTAAATATGAAATACAATCATATGTGTGTGTTTTTCTGTACCAAGAGATATTGGATACTCTAGCCGATCTGATGTGGTATATCGATTGAGACCGGTTATATTTCCAAAATAGTCAGAGGATAAGTTTTTTAAGGAATCTCTGGCTGTTGGTTGGTATGATTCTTGGTTGGACTGTCTGAGGTTATCTAGTGGACCGAAATAACCAAAGTCGGGCAGATCCATTCCGGGTATTGACATACGGTTTCCTCTCTATAAATGAACTACATATTATATATGGCATACAAAGGACGATACAAACCAAAACACCCAGAAAAATATATTGGAAACCCAACCAATATAATCTATCGTAGTCTCCTCGAACGACGATTCATGGTGTATTGTGACACATTTAAAAACATACTGGAGTGGGGTTCCGAAGAGATTGTTGTCCCCTATAAATCTCCAGTGGACAATAGGATGCACCGTTACTATGTAGATTTCATTGTCAAGATAAGAAACAAAGATGGGTTTGACGAGACTCTTTTGATAGAAGTAAAACCAAAAAAACAATGTGCTGCACCGAAGAAACCAAAAAAGAAAACAAGAACTTATCTGAATGAAATCAAAACTTGGGGCGTGAACAACGCAAAATGGAAAGCAGCATCAGAGTATGCAGAGAACAAAGGGTGGAAATTCAAAATTATGACGGACGAAACTCTGGCTCCATAAGTTTAATATACATATTCATATGGCGAAAAAGAGTAGCATCCTAGATAACCCAGATTTAATCCTCGCAAGAAAAAACATCTTCGATGCGCTGGATGAACTGTTTAATGAGACTGACATTCCAAGAGGATCTCAGCAAGCAATGTCTTGGTTTAGAAGTCTTGCAAGACAGTTATTTGATGAAACTGATGCAACTCCAGAAGAAACCTTCTTGAGAGATCCGTCAAGAATTATTCAAAAGAGCGGATACAAGAGGAAGGGTAACTTTTTCATATTTAACTACATGCCAAAGGGTGCGTCGAAGTTAAAATACTTTGACACCATGCCCCTTGTGCTTTTGTTGGACTTCACGAAAGACGGATTCTATGGTCTGAATCTACACTACCTACCAAACAATCTCCGAGAGAGATTCTATCTTTTAATCAGACAAAGAATGGTAGGTTCTGATGAGGATGAATTCGCCAGAATAAATATCAACTATGATACATTAAAATCTCAGAGACAATTTAGACTTTATCGACCTTGTATTCGAAGATATAAGACTAGATATATTGGTTCTAGAATTTTAAGGATCACACCGAAGGACTGGGATTTTGCAATCCACCTTCCACTTGAGAGATTTAAGAAAGCAAACAGAAACGTAGTCTATACAGATTCTAGACGTAAACTAGCAGAAGAAATAGAAGGAAGTGCAGAACAGTAATGCCAATATTACCACCAGATTTTCAGAACAACTTATTAGAGATTGATACCAGTATCAATCTACCACTTGTTGGTAGTATTAATCTTTTTGGGGACACTGGTTCTAAAGTACCCAACGGCATCGATACCCTAGTAGCAATGATCACCAACAAGGATCTCGCATATCCATTTCGATATGAGATTTCTTTCAACACTGCCGATGCACTCTCTAATCTCAGACTTGCTGTTTCGTGTGAGAATGTTTCTCTTCCCGGAAAAACAATCTCAACGCAGGAAATCAAAACACACGGACCTGTTGATGATATGCCATACGAGGTTTCTTTTGCTGGTGACGTTGAAGCGACATTTAAAGTTGCTGGAGATTACTTCGAAAGAAACTTCTTTGACTCATGGCAGAATTTAGTAGTCGATCCCGCTACTAATAATTTGGGGTATAAAGATTCATATTCTTGCGAGATGGAGATAACTCAACTTGACTTACAAGATCAACCAATCTACCACTTAGTTTTGGAAGACTGCTTCCCAAAAACGGTAAACCCCATTGAGTTGGGTGATGATCGAGAGGGAATTCAAAGACAGACTGTTTCGTTTTCGTACAGAAAATGGAGATTCAGAAAACCAGATGAAGTCGGATTCTTGCAGAGTGTAATAAACCGACTAGACCTTCGAGGGAGACTCAACAGAAAACTAGATGGTATGTTCGGTGGAACCATTCCCATGGAACCAACTGCAATTGGTGGAACTGTATTGAATCTTCCCTTTGGGTTAAACCCCGGACAACTAACAGATCAAGCAGGCCTTGCGACATCTGATTTCTTTAATGATTTACTTGGTTAATATAAAATGGAGAATACTATGAAACTACCAAGCGTTGCGTTACCAAAATATCAAATTCATGTTCCATCAACAGGCGAAAGGGTATTCTATCGTCCGTTTGTTGTGAAAGAGGAAAAGGTGTTACTTATTGCACTTGAAAGCGGAGAGTATCCTATGATTGCAAAGGCGATCAAGGACATCGTAAACGCTTGCACATACGAACAACTCGACGTTGAAACTATGCCTATTTTTGACATATGCTACTTGTTCATTAACATCAGAGCCAAATCAGTGGGTGAAACGGTAGAACCAAATCTAATTTGCAAGTCGTGTAAATTTAAAAACCCAATAGAAATTAATTTGTCAGAGATTCAAGTAATGGGAGATCTTGAAAAAGATAAGACATTAAAACTTGGAGAGAATGTTGGTATGGTTTTAAAGTACCCTGCCCTAAACACAGAAGAGGAAGTTGACGGTATAGATCTTTCTCTTAACTCTATCGCAGATTGCATTGAAATGATATTTGAAGGCGACAGTGTGTTCAAGGCAGAGGATATCAAGAAAGAAGAATTGGTGAGTTTTATTGAAAACCTAACACACCAACAATTCGAGAACATTCTTGAATTTTTTGCAGAGATGCCTAGGCTTTGCCATACTGTGAACTATACATGTTCGCAATGCGGTGGAAAAAATGAAGTGCTATTGGAGGGACTTGGTGATTTTTTTCTCTGACTCTCTCACATGAGTCCTTAGTGTTGTTTTACAAACTCAATTTTCAGATGATGCAACACCATAAGTATTCACTGGAAGAGTTAGAAAACATGATGCCATGGGAGAGAGAAGTTTATACAAGTCTTCTAGTACAACACATAGAGGATCAGAACAAAAAAATGGAACAAGCAAAAGGGTAATTAAGTGTCAGACAGAATCGAACAATTAGAAAAGAAAATTGCGGATGCAAGATTGAAGATTTCTTCAAATCTTGTCCCCGGTGGAGATCCCAGCCAACGTGGTGCATCTTTATTTAATACTATACTCGGTTCAAAAGTGGGCGGTTTTTTATCCAATGTTCCTGCCAGCGTAACAGAAGCCAAAAGAAGACAAGCAGAAGGTGAACTGAAGAGAGCAGAGTCTCAATTAGAGAGAGAAAAAAAGAAGAGCAGATTCGAGTCCCGAACACCATCTGAGGAAGCAGAAGAGTCGAGAGAAAGTGATATAAGAGAATCAGAAATAGTCGCAAAAGAAGATGAAGTCGTAGATCATCTTAGAGCGATTAGATCGAACACTGATGCCTTGGTTGGAAATCCATCTATTGTTGCGATTGGTGGTATGGGGAGAGGAAGAGCCGGTGCTGCTGGCGCTGACGGGATAATGGGATCCGGACTTGATGCACTAGATCTTGGATTGTTGGGTGCAATGATTTTACCAGGTCCACTCAAAGCACTTGCAAAAACTAGAGTCGGACAATTTGTAACAGGATTCTTCACAACCGCAAGGGTTGCCGGAGCCGGACAAATAGCATTGATGAGCGGCCAAGCAGCACGAATGGCACAGACTGCAAAACAAGGAAGAATGGCAAGTGCAGTTACAGGTTTATCTAAGGCAGCAAGAACCATCAGCATGGGTAGGTTTTTTGGTGGACTGGTAAGTTTCGGTATCACCGAAGCAATTTATCAAATAGGTAATGCGATGATCGAAGAAGCGAATGACGAGATTAGAGCAAACGAAGTTCTGTTAAATGTCAGTGGAATGATGGACAAAGATGATCAAGGTAGAACCAGATCTACTAACGTAGGAATGCAGAGAGACGTATTTGGTAATGCCATACCCGGAACAGGGATGATACTGCGTGATCCTGCGAGGGGTGATGCTCCCGGTGAACTACCCAAACATACCATTGCTAGAGGTTTGTTGCGAGAAAACGAACACTTAGTTTACGAGAGACTGAGGGCAGCACATCAAGCGTTTGAGAGAAATGAAGATGGTATTGGTGTAGAACAAATGGAAGCAGCACAGACCTTATTAAGAGATAGAGGTCGTATCGCTGCTATGCTTTCCCCTAGTAGTCTCGAAGAAGCACTGGGAATACTTCGATTTGAAGGAACAAATATATTTGGTGCTGCCAGAATGGAACTTAATGGTGTGGGTGGTGAAATTAATTCTCTACTAGAACCACATGATTACTCCAAGTTCAGACAAACACTAAGTCTGTTAGAACAGTTCGATCCGCAAAGCAATAAAGGAATAAAGAGTTTACAACAGGCTGAAGTCGGACGAACCACCACACAATTCACCGGACAAAGTGCAATAGACAAAGGTCTGGAGACTATGGGATTTGAAGGATTACGAAGAACAGAGACAGGAACAGAGGCTATAATCAGTGACAGGTTAGAGTCTGGTTTAAGACAGAGAAGAGAGCGAATGAGTGGTTCTGCAAGTTCTGTTTCTGCCGCTCCAACATCCAGATCTGTAAGCAGTATGATTTCCTTGGATAGAAATGCAGCAGGGACTTTCGACAGGCTAATGCTTTCTTCGGGAACAGAACTGAGGGACGTGGGTTTGTATAATGTAAATGCGCCTAGTATTTCACAAACAAACACCACGAACTATATAGCAGCGGGTGATCACGAAGAGGGATTCGGTGATCATGATCGGATGGATCTACTTGCCGCAGCAAACAACGATTATAGAAGAGGATGAATCATATGCATGAACAAAAATCTCCTACAGTATGCGAACAGTGTCAAGAGAAAGAACTACAACAGACTAAACACGAACTACACAAGTGTCAGAGTGCTAACGCAGCGAAAGACAAAGAAATCAAGAAGAAAGACAAGGATAGATTTATCCTTACATGTATCGTCGTAGGTATAGGTGTGTTACTTGGTAAGGAAGCACTAGACAGTATCTCCGAGTGGCTCGAAACAATTGGTAATGTCAAGAGTGGTGTCGAGAATCTGACAGCGAGTATCATACCCGGTCCTGCTACACTCGGTATGTTTGCTCTTGGTGTAGCATCACTGAGACCGAGAAGGAAATAAAAAAAAACCCCCCTCCGAAGAGGGGGGTTCGCTCATGAGGGTTTAAACGCATTAACCTTCATTAGCCAACTTCTCGAAGTAAGACAATGCATCTTCATTTTCAAAAGAATCATCACTTGCACTGCTAGTGTCTTCTGAAGTTGTTTTGGACTCTCCCTGCTGAATGTTTGAGTTTTCAGCAGTCTCCATGTGACGAACATCACCCTTCAGCACAGAGTCGAGTTTCTCCTTCAGTTCATCGTATGACTTGAAGTTAGAAGGTGAAAGGAATTCCTGAAGAGAGTGCTGACTCTTC